AGAAAAAAACATTATTCAGATTTAATGATAGAGAAAAGTAAATATTATAAACTTATAAAAAAGTACATTGAAGATAATGAAATACCATTATATATTAATTCAACCCCTAACGGAATATTTGTTTTTGATTTAAGAGAAATAAACCCAATTTGGATAACTGATAATAAAATGCCTAAAACAACTGAATTTAACATAACAACAGTAATAGAAAAGACTTATTCATTAATAAATATTAATAAAGGAAAAAAAATATAAAAAATAGTTGTTTATTAAATAATTCTTTTTATATTTGCATATATTATTAACTTAAATTATTTAACTATGAAACATTTATTTAAAAGTTTAGCAGCGTTCCAACAAGAAGTACCTGTTATTCACAAAGCAACACAAGGTTACGGTTACACTTATGCAGATTTACCGAAAATCTTTGAAGTAATTAACCCATTACTAAAAAAACACGGATTAGGATTTACACAACTAATTAACGGAACACAAATTGCAACTTGTTTATTTCACATTGATAGTGCTGAAAGCATCGAAAGTAAAATTGACATACCACAAGGAGTAATTTTAAAAGGAATGAACGAGTTCCAAGTATTAGGAAGTGCAATTACTTATTTAAGACGTTACGCATTAAGTTCGATGCTTGGTTTAGTTACGGACAAAGATACGGACGCTTCTGGAGAACAAGTAAAACACGAACCAAAAAAAGCAACCATAGACAACGCACGGTTTCAAAAAGCTATTGACGCAATTAGCAAAGGAGAATACACAGTTGAAGAACTAACAACAAAGTTTAGTTTAACACCTGCGCAATTAAAAACTTTAGAAGTATGAAAATACGTTGTTCAGCATTGGGGCGGTTAATGACCGCTCCACGCACCAAGACCGAGACATTAAGCAAAACAGCAAAGAGTTACATCCAGGAACTTGTTTTAGAAGAAAAATTTGGCATTAAAAAAGAGTTTAGTTCACGTTACACGGACAAAGGTTTACAATGTGAAGACGAAGCAATTAGCTTGGTAAACGATGTTTTAGGTTTAGGGTTTATATTTAAGAACGAAGAACATTTTAACAACGATTGGATTACAGGAACACCTGACGTAAACACGAATGAAATTTTACTTGATATTAAGTGCAGTTACGAAGCTCACACTTTTCCGTTCTTTGAAGACGAAATACCTACAAAAGATTATTACTATCAATTACAGGGTTATATGTGGCTTACAAATAAAACCGAAGCACTACTTTGTTATTGTTTAGTCAATACTCCGTTAGAAATAGTTGAAGACGAAATTAGACGTGAACACTGGAAGCAATTTAAAATTGACGAAGACGCAGAAATTAGAGAATACGTAGAAAAGAAACATAACTTTGACCACCTTCCAGAACAAACAAAAGTAAAAGTCTTTAAAATAGAACGTGACGAAACAGTAATTTGGGAAATACAAAACAAGGTTGAAGAAGCAAGAATTTATTTTAACAATTTAATAGAAACAATATGAAAGAGAAAACAAGCGCAACAATTATTACAATTTTAGTTTACACCTTTGCAATAGTAGGGTTTACAAGATTAATAACTTGGTTGATATGAAAACACGAATTAAAAAACTTTGGAACTACATTTGTTTTATAAACAAAGAAGTAATAAAATGTCAAATATTCACAGGACGAGGAAAATTTTAAACTATGAACATACAAATACAAGACAAAAACGTTTTAAGCGTAATGGCTAAATTTAAAGAACGTTCAGAAGCAGGAATAAAGAAATACAAGACAACGTTAGAACGAACGGATTTAAGCACGTTAGAATGGCTTACACACGCACAAGAAGAAGCAATGGACTTTGTTCTATACTTGGAGCGATTAAAACACGAATACAAACAATCTAAATAAATAAACAAAATGGAAACAAGAAACAACACAGGTGCAATTTTTAAGAACGACAACAAAAAAGCGGAAAACCATCCAGACTACAAAGGTAAAGTAAACGTAAACGGCAAGGATATGGAAGTAGCTTTATGGATGAAAACTTCAGCAAAGGGAGTTAAATTTTTTAGTGCAAGTTTTAGTGAACCATTTGTAAAAAGTGAGCCACAAATAAATAATAATGAGCCACAATACAAAGTGCTTGATGCTAACGACGATTTACCCTTTTAATTATGCACATACAAGACCACGACCTGCGATTAGAATTAAATAAGATTTTAGCGTTTAAAAAACGAAACCAAGTTGTTAAAGAAATACAAAGCAAAGGTTTTAAATTTCACTTTTTTCAACTTACAAATTTTCTTCAGGGCAAAGACGTTTCACTTTCAACGCTTAAAAAAATAGATTACTTCGTAAACAGATAAAATTTTTAACTTAAAAACGTAGGCGCAGACTTAATTGTTTGCGCTTTTTTTGTTCTACACAATTAATTGTTAATAAATTTGTTTTGTTATTGTTGAAAAATTAATCATACATTTGCTTAATATCTAAACAATATAAATTGGAATGGTTAACTAAAGTTGCAAAACATCATAACGAATGGGTTAAAATGGTTAACACTTTTGGCGAGTATTTTTTTGCTGAAGACATAGTCCAAGAAACTTACATAATGCTTATGAAGTGGAGCAGCGAAGAAAAACTATTTAAAGACGGAAACATAAGCAAGGGGTATATGTGGTTGGCTCTCAAGAATACTTTCCTTCAGCACGTGAACAAAAACAACAAAATTAAATTAATACCTTTAGATGACGTTTATAATTTAGCAGAAGAAAACAACACAGAAGAAAACGAAGCTTACAACGACCTGTTAAATAACGTAGATTTAGAGTGTGATAGTTGGCATTGGTACGACAAACAATTATTTGAGTTATACAAAAACACGAATAAAAGTTTACGACAAATAAGTAGTGAAACAAACATAAGTGTAACAAGTATATTTAACACTGTAAAAACTTGCAAAAAACGAATTAAAAATAACGTAGGTGAAGACTACGAAGACTTTATAAATAAAGATTACGAACTAATAAAAAAGAAAAAATGAAAAGTAAAGGATTAGGCGATACAATCGCAAAGATTACAGAAGCAACAGGAATAGACAAGTTAGTTAAATTTATTGCAGGTGAAGACTGCGGATGCGATGAACGTAAAGAAAAGTTAAATAAACTATTTCCGTATGCAAAACCGTTGTGTTTAACTGAAGACGAATTTAACACGTTAGACGTTTATTTTAAGCAAAACACGAACACATTAACAAGCGATGAACAAACAAGTCTAATAGCAATTAACAACAGAGTATTAAACCAAAAATTAACGTTTAGCACCTGTTCAAGTTGTTTACGTGATTTAGTAAGTAAGTTAAGAGTAATTTATAACGAGTACAGTCCAGAACAAACAGAAGAAGTAACGACTGAAGAAAAATAGTTTAATCGTGAAACAATCGTGAAAAAATGGCAAATGAAGAAAATTTAAAACCATTTGGAAAAGGTAATAATGCTAATCCAAACGGAAGACCAAAAGGAAGTAAGAACCGAGCTACAGTTGCAAGGCAATATCTTGACTTAATAACCAAACAAAAAAACGGACTCACAGGCGAAGTTGAAGAATTAAGCCAAGAAGAAGTAATTACTTTAGCGATGTTAACCAAAGCAAGTAAAGGCGATGTTAATGCTTACAAAGCGGTTATGGATAGCGCATTTGGACAACCTAAACAAACAACCGATACTAATTTAAGTGTTTCAGACTTTGATGTAAAAGACTTATTTAAAATTGATAGTCTTAAATAAAAAGTTTAATTATTTAGGAAGTCCTTCACGTTACTTTATTGTAACAGGTGGTCGTGGTTCTTCGAAGTCTTACAGCGTTACAACGTTCCTGTTATTACTTACGAAGGAAAGCGGACACGTTGTTTTGTTCACACGTTACACTTTAGTTTCAGCATCTATTTCAATCATACCGGAATTTATAGAGAAGATAGAGTTGATGCAAATGGAACAAGATTTTGTCGTAACAAAAGACGAAATAATAAACCTACAAACAGGAAGCAAAATAATATTCAAAGGAATAAAGACAAGTTCTGGAACACAGACTGCAAACTTAAAATCTTTACAAGGAGTTACAACGTGGGTACTTGACGAAGCCGAAGAACTTACAGACGAAGATACCTTTGATAAAATAGATTTATCCATAAGGCACAAGACAAAACAAAACCGAGTTATTCTTATTCTAAACCCAACAACAAAAGAACATTTTATATACGACAAGTTCTTTGAAAGTAAAGGAATAGAACAAGGCACAACACTAATAAAAAACGATACTACTTACATACACACAACGTACTTGGATAACATCGAAAACCTATCCGAGTCTTTTTTAAAACAGGTTGAATACATAAAAGAACGAAGACCTGAAAAGTACAAACACACAATACTTGGTGGTTGGTTAGACAAAGCTGAAGGAGTTATATTTACCAATTGGAAGATAGGAGAATTTAAAGAAGTTGGAGTAAGTGTATACGGACAAGACTACGGATTTAGTGCAGACCCTACAACGTTAGTTAAAACAAACATAGACAAAGCAAACAAAATAATTTACGTTAAACTACTGTACTATAAACAGGCACTAACAACAAGTCAAATAGCAAGGTTAAATTCTGACTTTGCAAGTAAAGATTTAATAGTAGGTGATAATTCAGAACCACGATTAATAAGCGAACTAAACGCACTTGGAAATAACGTTGTACCTACAATTAAAGGTGCAGACTCTGTTATTTACGGAATAAGTTTACTACAGGATTACGACCTTGTAATTACAGAAGATAGCATAGATTTAATCAAAGAACTAAACAACTATTCTTGGCTTGAGAAAAAGTCAAAAACACCGATTGACAAACACAACCACGCAATAGACGCTTTAAGGTATGCAGTAGCATATCAATTAGACAATCCAACAAAAGGTTTATATTTTATACGATGAACGATTTAGAAATTATGATGCAAGCTGTACAGATTTACATCTACCAAAAAAAAGGTGTAAAGGTTCGTATTTATTTACGTGACATCCGAGATATTAATATGCTAAAACAAGCATACGATTACATACAAAAAAACGAACACAACAAAAACACGAATAATTAATTATTAAGATATGAAGTTAGAAATAAACGTACCAACAACTTTAAATGAAATTTCATTAAAAAGCTACCAAGAATTTTTAAAGGTTCAGCAAGGAAGCAACGACGAAGAATTTATAGCACAAAAAATGGTTCAAATATTTTGCGGAATAGAACTAAAGGATATTGTAAAAATGAAGCTTACAAGTTTAAACGAATTAATAGTACACTTTAAAAACTTGTTTGAACAGAAACCGAAATTTCAACCTACATTTAAAATCGGAAGTCAAGAGTTTGGATTTATTACTAACCTTGAAGAAATAAGTTTTGGCGAATACGTAGACCTTGAGAATAACTTATTGAAGTGGGAAAACTACCATAAGGCAATGGCGGTTATGTACAGACCAATAAAGATGAAGTTTAAAGACAAGTACGAAATAATCGAATATACTCCAATGGCAGAAATGCACGAATTAATGAAGTTCACGCCTGTTGATATAGCAATAAGTTCAAGTATTTTTTTTTGGAATTTAGGAAGCGAATTATTGACAGCTACGCTTACTTATTTGGAACGGCAGATAAAGACGAACAAGAAGACGCAAACGAGTTTAGCGAACAAGCTCAATTTGGAAAACAATGGGGTTGGTATCAATCAATTTATGCACTCGCTCAAGGAGACATTACAAGATTTGACACAGTCACCGGATATCGACTTACTCAATGTCTCACCTATCTTACCTTCGAAAAACAA